CAACCCTATTGAAATTCGGACCTCTATTTATATCCCGTCCGCTATCTTCCGATAGGAGGAGCTACCTACGGTTGGCGGTCTGCGACGGTTTACCTATTTAAGTCTTAAGGTTGACCAGCCGCACATCCGTTTATCCACTTATTTGCTATCGTGCCTGGCTGGGGTGGCAGGATTCGAACCTGCGCGTACAGCAGTCAAAGTGCTGTGTCTTACCACTTGACGACACCCCAATATCTATAGCATATTTTCCCCATATGCTAGAAGGGTCACCTTTATCGATAGGGACATCGTTACTGATTTACCCTCAGCAATAAGAGTTTATATCTCAGGAAATTCCTCTCCATCAGCAGCAAACAATTCTCTCATAATTTCTTCTTCGGTACGATTGTCTGGACAAATACAATCTCCATCATTACAACATTCAACCGCTTCTCCAAACCAATCTGTGATAGCCCACATACATCCATTACAACCCATTTTTTTCTCCTTTCTTACTTTCTATATATATTATATAGAAATTTTCTGAAAAAAGCAATTTTTAAATAGGTTCTTAATGACTTTATATCCTTAATATGTTTGTTTACTTAGACCAATGTAGCCTTTATTTAGTGTTGAAATATTTGAAATTAAAAGATTCAGAATATTTATCGGTGCAATAAAATACTCCTTCAACTTCTTTAAAAATTTCTTTAGCTAGCTCTTGATAAAGAGTAGAACAAATACCATATCTATCACCAATGTCATCTGTAAAATACTGCACAACTTCTTTTGCAAAAACAACATAAGTAATAGGATTAGACATAACGCCTTGAATTGTAGTAATCTCTTTAACAGCTTCGTTATTGGCAAATAAATTTTTAATTATTGCTTCATTACTCTTAGGTAAAGTACCAAACGTATCATTAGCTGGAACGACATCAATAAGGAGAGTTACATTACCGTATTCTTTTTCAAAAGGCAGCAAGCGTCCCAAAGCTTCTGCTTTTCGTCCGTTTTCTACATAAAGAATAAGTCTAACTTCTTCCTCATCGAAATAAATAGTTATGTCTGGATCTTTTTGAAAAAAAGTTTTAACCTTCTCATAAAAAAGAACCCACGGTGGGGAGAGTTTTAGTTTTGCCATTTTTGTTTCTCCTTAAAATAAATGGTGGGCCTGGAGGGATTTGAACCCTCACGACTTCACAGTCAAGGGATTTTCTTACCACACTATGTTACCATAGCCGCCGAAGCGTTGTAGTCTGGACTATACCTTCACCATAGAATATTCCTTAGGTGCGCGCCGTCTAGTCTCTACACATTTATAAATAAAGAGATGTGCTGAGGTACTGCCCCTCTATTTTTATATTACCTACTCATATATAAATAGCCATGGTTTATATACTTTCAGAGGCCGAAGCCCGTCATCTAATACTGAACACACCATTATTTAATTTAGCTCGGTATTGTCCCGTAGGAGTTCCACCGAATTTGACGCGATTCACATGGGAGTTTCCAACCCAAGTGCTCAAATTATCTAAGTCCCTCGTGTCTGCCAGTTCCACCACAAGCCCACATTTTTTTTCTTTCTCTTTAACTTTCTATATATAGTATACTAAAATTTTACACAAAAAACAAATTTCGTTTTGTTAAAAGAAAAGGGCAACCAAACTGATTGCCCCAAAAGATATATATAAAAAGTCAACCCATTGGGGCAAGACTTGGATTTAATTAGTTATCTAATAAGTTACTTAATTCGGCAATTCTCGATCTTTCAGTAATTGGTAAATCAACTACGCCAAACAACCGATTACCTTTTAACCTATCAACCATAAAACTTAAACCTTCTGAAAACTTTTTACCTAAATCAGATTGTCTATAATCCCCAGCTACCCACAATTCCGAATTTTCTCCAACTCTTCCTAGTAAAAGCTGAATTATTTTTGGTGTTAAATTTTCAGACTCATCAGAAAAGATAATTGCATTTCTCAAATCGCGCCCTCGGATATAGTTTAATGGAAGAACTTCTAATTGTTTTGTTTGAATTAAATTTAATAATCCATCTTCCCCACCTACATGATCTGCAATAGGCATAGCCCAAACTAATGTTTTATCCTGTATAGTCCCCGGCAAGAAACCAATGTCTGGAACCCCATTGGGAGATAATCCATTTCTTACAAAAATTATCTTATCTTTATTACCAGCCTCAAGACATTGAAGCGCTGCGTTAATCATAAAGAAAGTTTTCGCTGATCCATATACTCCTGTTAAAACCTTTACAGGAATTGTCGGATCATTTAATAAATTCATAGCTAAAGTTTGATATAAATTGCGTGGCTTAATAGTTCCATACCAATTATTATTTATTATAGTATGAGTTACTTTTTTAAATTCCCCATCTTGGTTTATATATTTATCAACAACTTTACCACTTTTATCTGTAATTACTAAATATTCGTTCTCAAATAAGTTGACATTCACTTCACCAGTTTCATAAAAATGAGCCATTTCTTCTTCTGATAAAGCTACAATTTCATATCCTTTATAGTTGTTCAACAGCTATTGCCTCCTAGAATAAAATATTAATGTCTTCAACTATTTCATCTACCACCCCTTTTTCTTTTGCCAAAGGCGCGCGAACGTAGAAATCAGACATTATTTTATCAGCCATTTCCTCTTCAGAAAAATCAGTTTTAGCCACAACACTTTGTACCAACAATTCTAATTGTTCTTGGTAGTCTTCTATTAAAGAAAGCACATCAGTGGCATTACCGTTAAAACCAATACTTCCTTTATGAAAAAGGAAATAACTATTAGGTAGCATAAAACGCTTATGACATGATAGGAATATGAAGGCGCCGGCGCTTGCGCAGACTCCCATGTTGATTCCATAGATAGGAGTTTTACTTAACTCGATTATATCGGCAACAGAATTGTATACGTCTAACATCCCACCCTGAGTGTAGAACAATAATTTAATTGGTTTACGTTCTTCTATTGGAATATCTTTATCAGCTCTGTTCCAATAGACAATGTATTGAATTACACTGAGAGTAAACAAATTAATTTCATCATCAATCCAAATTGTCCTATTCTCTAAATCAATATATTGATTTAATAGATCTGGATCAGGTAGACCTAAATTATCAATATTGCCAGGTATAATTACTGGTTTAATTATTTCACTCATAACTTACTCCTTATTGTGTGATATTTATTTATCTAAATATAAGTTGTTTTTATTTTAATGAAGTAAATTATTCTGCTTTAGGAATAATAAAATATCAAGGTTAAAAAAATCCTTGATATTTATTCTGTATTGCATTTTCTTAATTTTCTTTCCCATTTCTTAATCAGCTTTGCATTTACTTCGGGGTTAGTTTTAAGTTTCTTCAAACGAGCTTCGACATATTCTTTGTTAGGTTTATTCATAGTTACCTCCTAATATAAATATTCTACTTTTAAGTTAGCTTTAACACAATCCGTAATTCTATTGACAAGTGCGCCCGAGCTGATGAGTTGTATTTTCTTTAAGCAAAAATTAACATCAAAATCATCGTCGAGACCACCGCATTCTTTACAACTCCTAAATATGCCGTCGTATGGACATATGTGGTATACAGAAGTGGAGTCGTAGGAAACCTCCCAACCGTTATCTTTTTTATCATAGATCTGTTGTATATAGGTATTGTGAGCTAGAGGTTGGGTTAGGATTATTTTGTTGAATTGTTCGATGTACTTTTTGGATTGTTTACTTGCCATTGGAAACTCCTTTTATTATTTTATTCTATATTTATATTATAATAAAAAATTAAGAAAAAATCAATTTTTAATAATAAAACACTAAAGTAACTTATTGTACACCCATTGACATAGAAGAAGTCATTTTTGCAGCCTTTGCTCCCAAACCATTTTTATACGCAACGTAATTATAAGGAATACCTTTTTCCCCTACAGTACTAAGGGCTGTATTAATATTAAAATGTAAGCTAGTTTCTTTAAGGTGCTGCAAATTATATAGGTCTTTTTGTATAACTTCTAATTGAGAAGAGGCTAAGTGAGGAACACCCGCTACTACATATAAATGGATTCCTCTTCCAACAAATCCTTGTAAACTATGATCTAATACTGCTAATTGTTGTTTGAAGTTTGTTGGACCTGATATATATAAAAAATCTGGAGCATATCCAGTCAAAAAAGTATGAGTTTTTGAAATAACACTTGTCATTAAATTATAAGCATCAACGAATTTACTCCAGTCTTTTGGTGCAGCACCCGTAAAAGAAGTATCTATTTGTGTTGCTTGATATCCGTCATGTCCCGCAGCTTTCACTGGAATATTAAAACTTTCACTTTCTAAAACAGAAGTTATTATATCAGCATCCCAATCATACCATTGGCCAAGTCTATTCATAATTGTTTCAACATTACCTTGTGCAAAATCTATATTAATTTCTGGTATAGTCCCAGTGTTTAGGCTAGTATTTTTAACTTGTACATTTCCTAATCCCTCTAAAAGAATATCAATTGAAAGTTTTTTAGTACCAACCTTTTCATTGGCAACCCATCTTATAATTTTTGAAGAGTCTACATTAGGCATTAATTCAGAAATAGCTATAACCGCAGAAATCTCCCCTAATATTCCAGTAATATCATTAACATTTTTCCCTACAAAAAAAATATAAGGATCTTTAGTTAACATTTGATTAATATAAGCTTTGACTAAGCCTGATTGCTTTACTTGTGAACAGATTAAATTAGTAATTTTTTTATTAATAATATTAAATTGATCTCTTGTAATTTTTCCCTCTGCAATACACTTTTGAATTTGAGATTGTGACATCCCATTTAAAGTCAAGTCATACCATTGTGCAGTTATAGCTATAGTCATCGTATTATTATTGTTAAATATATCACCGCTTATTAACGGATTACCAAGCGTTTTAGTTTTATTTTTTAATAAATTTATTCTGCGCTTTTGTTCTTTAGTTAATCGACTTGCCATTAATCGCATCATACCATTTTCATCTATTTTAACCAATTTTCCGCTTCGTGTATTAGTGATACCAGAGGCTAAATTTAAAGTAACTACAGTATTCGACAACCATTCATTAAAAGCTTTTTTTACGTTTTCTTCAGTAACTTCTAAACTAGCTTGTTTAATAGAACTTATTAAATTTGGTAATAACTGGTCTAAAAGATCTTGTACTTCTTTCATATTTTTTTCAAGAGAAATTTTATACTCTTCTAAAAAAGCTTGTTTAACATTTATTCCGCTTAAATTAATTAATCCAGTTTTTGTATAAAAATCTTGAAATTTTTTTTGCAATTGATTTTCACTGGTTACTCCAAAAGCTTTTAATATTTCTTGTTCTTCATTTTTAAGTTGATTAATCACTTCTTGTAATTTTGCAATTACTGCATCAATCATTGAAGATGTTCCTGTAGCATCCATTAATTTATGTTCCAGTAAATTTAATGTTTCATTAGCCACACTAGCTGTTTCTGCATAAGCCTCTGTTGTATTTAATCGTCCTAAAGACATATTTTCCTCCTAAAAAATAAAACAAGCCTTATTAACTTGTCGGAAATATATAAACCCCTATTATAAAAACTAATTTTCTTCTAAATATAAGTTATTTTTTATCAAACTAAATCTAAAAAACCAATCTAAAAATACCAATAAAATAACCGCTATCTAACCCGATAGCGGCTACGAAAGGAGGTACATCATAATGCAAATTACTTAAACTAATAACCTATTTAAACAAATTATTAATCAATTCATCAAACTGACAAAGTTCATACGGAACCGTCGAACCTGGTGTATTTTTCTTACTCTCTTTTACATATCTGTCGTAAACATCAAGATACTTCTCGCAATCCTTAGTAATAATTTCACAAAGTTCATCAAGCTGCTTCTCATATTTCTCTAAAATCTGTTCTTTTTTACTCTTCTCTTTTTCCGCAGCTTCAAGTGCTTCTACAGTATCAAAAATCTTATTTAACTTTTCACTATAATATTTCATATAATCCTCCTATACTACAATTCAATTAAATAAGCATACATAGACAATAGGCTTTCACCTTACGCACACCTAACTTCAAACATATTCAGTCACTAGGGAGATATACGCAAGCGCCGAGGAGCGACCTCAACACAATATACCCCGAATACAAAAGTATTCTAAACCTAGACGGGATTGCTTACCCGCACCTTTCACCCGTAGTTCGCTTATAATTTTTAGCATTCTAGCTCCTCTAGAATTTTTATTAAAACTTGAATTTTGGCTTTGTCTTGGGCTACTCAGAGTTGCATGCAGACCTTATACCCAAATTTCTTTGGTTCACGACAGAGTAGTTTCTTGGCATTTCCAATCATAGGCTCAGGTGACCAACCTGAAGTCTAATTGGATTCAGTTTTTCGTTATCGGAAAAACCTCTATTCTTCTACCGATCCGCATTCTACCTTTGTTTGCGTTAAATACCGCACGACATCTTAGTATTGGGCGCCCTGCCCTCCTCGTATGACGTCACCGCCATACAATAGCCAATGTTATTTGGGTATCCCCAGTAACATCACTAACTATACGATGTCTCTCAGCACGTCTTACTTAAACGCTCTTCACTGAGTTCTTGTTATATATACTTATTTAATTGAATTGTTAAGGTTGTATAAATTCATAGTGCATTTTTAAATAACTTTTTCGTTCACCAGTTAACACCCTACTTATCTGTTTTTGTACCGAATTAACATTATCAGTTTTTGTATAATCATTATCAATTAACCACTGACTGCATTCTTTTAAAGAGCTAAAATCTATATCTAACTCTTTAATCCGTACCTTTTTATTTCTTAATGGGTATTTATATTTTTTACCATCAAAAGGATTCTTAGGGTTTCTATTAATTGGAATATTATTATTGTGTAAAATATTACTAATAGCTAATACGTTACAATTAAAAAATTTAGCAGTATCAGATATATATTGTAATTCTTTATACTTCGCTATGACTTCCTCTTCATTAAGATTTAAAGTCTTTCCACCCTCACCACCTAAAGTTAAATTGTAACCATTGAAATAAGTATTATATTTTTTAATATAATATACTTCTAAATCATTTAAATCTTCAATTTTACAAGTAGCAATTAACTCAATAGAAAAATTCTCTTTCCCATATTTTTTAATGGCTGCTGCTATACCAGTTGGATTTTCTGTACGACTTACACTTAAATGTTTATTCCATCTTTGTGTTAATGTCATAATGGTTTGACCAACATACTGTTTACCATTAATATTATTAGTTATTAAGTAAATTTTACCATCCATTCTTCTTTCCCTCCTTCTACCAAAAAGTAGAATTTGGTAGAGAAAAATATATTTTTTTAAGTTCTTAGTATTAACCAATCTACACCGCGTGGAGGTGACTTAATCGTAGATTTGGAGATGAGGAGATTCGAACTCCTGTCCTCGCGCAGTCCACTTTGGGTTTAAGGCGAGTCGAACGCCCATCGCATCCCCTCAGAAACGCCATCAACTGACAGCGTTATCAGAAATTCACACTACACATGGCAGAGGAATAAAGAGTAGTAAGTAGCTGTGCCTACCCACTACTCCACACAACGTAGCTCGGGATTACTGTACGTGTAAACACGAGGTTCCTCCGCTACAACAGTTGATTTAATTATTATTCTCCTTCTGCGAGGTCGCAGTTTACTCTGCGACATTCTGGACGGGATCTGAGGTAGATAAGCTATCTTTATAGAGGCTGTGTTCACACGCGACACCGTCAAGCAACCCCTTCCTCTGTTAACTGAATTTATCTCGTTAGTCAGTTCTAAACTCCGTGCAAGTTTTTAAGGTCGTGCAATGGACCTGGACCTGTAGCTGCAAGTTACTTTGCTTCCTTATATACCGTTTTCCACTAAGCCACATACCTATTACAACTCCCAAAGGGTCGAATTACATAGTCGGTGGTAGTTTACTTGCCAAATCCATGTTAACGGTACTGATTTTATCTCGTTGGTCAGTTCCCCGTGTCAGTTTAATGTCGGACAAAGACCGATGGTAGCAGAGACAGGATTCGAACCTGCACAATCTAGGTTATGAGCCTAGCCGACCTACCTTTAGTCGTACTCTGCGTCAATGGAATGGACTATCATATCTCTACCCTACCATTCTTTCGGACCGCCTTGTCGGAAATCTTACGATTGCATCGAATTTACGTTAGCCGATATGATAGTATTGTTATCTTCCCCTCTTTCTATCGCTCCCTGCTTCCCATTGTTATTGCGAAATTATTTAACAGTCGACAAGCGCAGGTATTGGTGTATGGTTTCTTCTCTCAACCACCTGGTTCGTCAGGCGAGGTTCTTGGTGTAGTTTCTGCGCAACCTACCCACCAGTGATTATTGATAACGTGCTCTCGCTTTATAGAGGCTTGCAACTCTCGTGCGGTCTTACCTGTCCACGGCGCGATTACGTGCAATATTTGAGAGGGAAACTAGAAAGGAAATAAGAAGTTTCCCTCTCTCATTTTCTATATATATTATATCAAGATTTCTTTATTTTGTCAAAATTTCAGAAGTTATTTTTCAGAAAAATTTTTTTCTCTCTTCACTTTCTATATATATTATATAAGAATTTTCATTTATTTTCAAATTTTATTTGCCCATTGCCAGCCAAAACTTTTTGTCTAGTAAGTCAACAAAGCGTTTAAAATCTTCTGTAATAGGAAAGTGAACCGCCGCATACTTCGCTCCACTTTTTCGAGAAATTTTTGCACTTAAACTTTCCCTACAAAAAGTAAGATACTCTTCGTAATTCATATCTACGAGATAAGCATACAGATATTGATAGGAAGTATTCAATACTGGCATTTCAATTTCATCGAAATTATTTTGTATTACGCCATAGCCTTCATGCCATGGGAGTTCATCAATGTAAATCGCTCTCATTGCTTACTCCTTAAATAATCCTGTTCCCAAGTTGAAAGATTAATTATTGGAGCTGACTCCAATTTCTCCCAATCAATTGGTTTTAATTCACTAGGAATGGTTTGTGAAACATAGTTGGGATCGATATATTTCTTTACCGTCGAAGGCGCGCGGCCAACTTCACGAGCGACCGCGGAGTAAGTTTTATACTCAAGATAAAGTTCATTCATTTTTATGATTTCATCTTGTGAAACTCTCATTTCTTATCTCCTATAAGCATCAATACTCGCGCAGTTGGCGGCCAAGTCGTATCACTATTCCATTCACACTCATCTTCCCAGCACCAACATTCGAAAGTAACTTCCTTATCGTCATCAACTAGTACTGGAGTTGCCCACGTGGACCACAAATAAGTGCAACCATCGATATAAGGTTCACCGTCTTCTAAAATCGTACCACTTGTCCAATTCCAATCTTCAGTTAGTCCTGCTGAAGCATTCTTAATATGATTCTTTTTAATAAGACGAACAGCTTTATGCCAATCAAAAACTTTCATTCGCTTACCTCTATTCATCTCTCCAAGTGCAAAAGCTTGTAATGTATCCATTTGCTTCTCCTTTCATTTTCTATATATATTACAGAAAAAATTTCATT